GTATGAGACCATAGCAATGAACAAGCAGTGTTGGGTAAATTATCCAATGACAAACCCTAGAGGAGCAGATCCATCAGTGTATGTCTGTAAGTCAGTTTCTAGTTTATCAAGAAGTACATCTGCTTCTTGTTTCATTGCATCACCGTTTAGTGTGACACCGCCTTGGGCGCCCGGTAATGAACCAAACTTACTTCTTGCTTCACCTAGCATTTTCTTACAATACGCAAGTGTATAATCTCTCATCCAAGATTTTAAATAAGGGTCTTTGATTAGTTCGTCTTCTGGACGTTCTAAATGAACATGTAATAAAACCATTTCGTCTGCCCTCATTCTACGTAATAATTTTATTTTTTTAGTTGTTGGATTCCAAATGAATTGTATGTCTGTTGCCGCAACTTTATTTAATGATTCACGATATTGAGCAAATGCATCAAACGTGGCTATACCACCAATATGATTATTCAAAAAGAAATATGAATTAGCATATGCTAGTTCGAATGGGTCCATATCGACACCACCCGAAATACCATGACCAAAAGAACGATGCCATACTTGTTTGACTTCCATAATTTCTTTTGGAAGTGTGTATTCATCTACATCTCTTTTTAACTCTATTGAGTAAAAATCTTCTTCAACTGCATTTTCGGATCTTTGTTGTATTTTTGATATGGCAACTTCTACTGCCAAATCATAATGATCCGGATCCAATTCAATATCAACCATCCCATCGCCTAATAATAGACGAACCTCTTTGATTAAATCGTTTCTAACTTTGCTATTCTTTGGCATTGATTATCTCCAATATAATGTATTTATCATTTTTGTAATTGGAGCCATTAAAAAACCCACCAATAATAGTGGGTTTTAAAATTTTAGATTTTTAACTAATTATTAAGCTATTACAAATCCACGTTCTTCTGGAAGGTCTTCCATAATCGCTTTTTCTTTAGCTTGTGCATATGTAAAATAGTTACCCTGTTGTGATTGTACTTCTGCATCATTGCCATTATCTGCATCTGCAATATCATAAGGAACATCAGTGTATGTTTCATAAGGGTATGTAATACCGTGTTTGTCGTTAAGCCATTGTCTAAATTCAGCCGTATATGCTTCGTAATTTGCAAAATGTCTTGCATTGATGAACTGAACGCATGTTGCACATCTATTAGCATCTGATGGATGCCAACCGTAATGTTTAGCAGTTCCAAAAATAAAGTCATTTAATGCTCTAGCATACTTTGTCCCAACTTCATCTTTATATTCTTCTGTTAAGTCATGCATGATAGCAATCGCATCCCTGCCTGGGCGTGCATCTTTTACTGCATCAGGTATATTGATTTCAAGATAATAGTATCTTTTTTTGTTAACTTGTGCCATTTATCTCTCCCGGGATAATAATTTACTAATTATGATACTCGTCAGTATCTACAGTTATATTTATCAAAAAACCTTGAGAAGTAATGTATGTTCGTTAATTCTGCCATTCATCTTAGTTTCGACAGATTTGATGGCATTGAACTCTTTATTTAATGAGCGTTTTGTTATCTTTTTGAAGATAGCCAGTTGTTCTTGTGGCTTTCTAAGTGTTTTTTGAATGCTCTCGCTTTCTTTAAAACGTATCATTGTAGTGCCTTTGACACTTAAACCAGACCCTTCTCGTCCTAGTCCCATAGGATCAATATTACTCGCATGATATACGCCTATCTTACGTGTTTTTGTGTTATAGACAACCGCAATGCTGGCACCTACAAGTTCTACTGGATTAATACTTACTGAGCCTGTTTCTGTATGTTCTTTACAGAACTTCATTTTAGATACAACTTTTTCTGCACTAATTGGTTTGCGTTTACGAGGCTTTCGGTCAAATTTTGCATTAGCAATAATCATATCACATGCCTGTACAATGCTTTTATACATTTCATACATTGCTTTGATTTCGGACTTCTGTAAATATGCATAGCCTTCAATTAACTGATTGTGCCAATCAAGTTCTTTTTCTGTCATATTTTTTGTTGAAGGTGGATTAATAAGTTCATCATATTCTTTATAACACCCTTCATATAACTCTTTGATTATCTTGGCATGATTTGCTTTTGCTTGTACTTTACGCAATAGACTCAATGGTTTAAAACTCTTTAAAGCACCATTAGTCATTTCAAAATCATTGATAAAATCATCAATTTCATTAGTCATAGAAAATGCTTTTGCACGTAGTAATTCTTGGATACTAGGACGATAACGATTATTTTTCTTTAATTCTTCTTTTTCTTTTTCTTCTTTTTCTGCAACTTTATCCTTGCCTGTTTCTATTGCATTGCTTATACGTGTTTTAATAAAATCAGTTACAGGTGTTATATGACCGGTTGTGCCAGCAAGAGTTTGCCAATAATCATCTTCTTTCTGATTATAATCTGGCATGCCATCTAATAATAATTTGCAAGAAATTGCTCCAGTTACACTTACTTCATAATCAGGTGCGGCTTTTACAGAACGAATATCTTCATTTGTATAACCATTCTTTTCCATCCATTGTGTTGCAAAAGGATATAAATCTGCCGGTTTGTAATTTTGATAATAAAATTCTCTAGCCCAAATAACATGCCTATGAAACTTTTCACCAGACCACTCTTCCCAGTTATCCCATTTTGGTGACTCAAGTTTTGCTCCGCGCCGTGGTGCCGCTCTTGTAGTCTTTTTTCTTTTTGATAAACCCATCGGGAACTCCTATAAATAATTTCGAATCAGCTTTATTAATTTCTATTTAACTACAAAACGCATTTTTTGTCAAGTTTTAACCTTATCCGTGTTATTATCTAACAAAATGGCATCTTTTAGTACATCTTTGCGTAGTGCATTTATCAGTAACGCACTTCTATATAAATTAGAATTATTAGGCATTGTACTATGTAATGTTCGACCGTCGTACATCAATACATCGCCTGCTTTTGCTAAAAACTGATGCCCTTCGTTGACCAATCTATCATTATAGTGTTCTTGGTTGTCTTCAATATCTTTATAATATATTTTTTCTAAGTGTGAACCGGGAAGATATGCAGTCCCACCATTTTCTAAAGTAAAATCATTAAGAGGTATAATTATCTGTACGCCTAATGTATCGTCTATTCTAGCGTACTTTTCGAATCGGTAGGGTGTATCTACGTGTGCATAGATTTTGCTTGATTTAGGTGCTGTAGTGATACAATCAACTGCATGAATATCCCAATCACTAGATTTAAATATCGAATCTATATATTTTTTTAATGGTAAAACTACCGGTAGCCACATTTCTTTAGGAGGTGATGTAGTCCACCAAACATCATATGTTCGTTTTCCGTCGTGTTCATTATAGTAAATTCCGTCTGAACCATTGCCTCTATGAGCATTTTTAGGGTTCATTGCCCATAATCTGAACTGTTCTACTGCAATTCCTGGTAAATACCCACGTACAATCGTATATCCGTCATTGTTTGGTAGTTCCATCTATTACTCCTTCATGATAACTTCATTATATGATAAATACACATAGAAGTCAAGGAAAAAGATATGCCAAGATTAAGTTTATGGAATCCTCGTAAGGGAAATGATTATAAGTTTATAGATAAATCAGTTAAGGCCCACTTTGAACATGGTGGTACTTCACTGCTTATCCATAAATATTTGGGGTCACAAGATACAACTGATCCCAACTATGATCCTACTAAGCCAGCAATACAAGATTTGCTATTCATGGAGAATCGTGATAGAAAATATGACGATAACATCTATGACTTGCGTGGTGTTTATACAGTTACAGACCAAGATATGGACTTGTCTCAGTTTGGTATGTTCTTAGGGAACGACCAAATAATTTTTACACTACATCTAAATGATATGGTAGAAAAGATGGGAAGAAAATTAATGACTGGTGATGTAATTGAGTTACCTCATATGAGGGACGACTTATTACTTGACGAGGATGCTCCTGCTGTAAATCAGTATTGGGTGGTACAAGATGCATCAAAGGCCGCAGAAGGCTTTGATCCAGGTTGGTGGCCACATATCTGGCGTGTTCGTTGTAAACAATTACAAGACACACAAGAGTATTCAGATATTCTTGGAACAGGTGAAGAAGCAGATGATTTAAAAAACATCTTGTCTACTTACAATAAAGAACTTCAAATCAATGATGCAATCGTTGAAGAGGCTCAAGAAAATGTTCCTGGAAAGTATTGGGATTATAGAACAAATAATCTTCAATATGCACAAGAAGGACAGCATCCAAAAGATATAGACATGGCGACAGTTGCCAGTGGTAGACAATTTCCAAATGAACCAGCAGAGAACACATACTTCTTACGTACTGATTACAAACCTGCAAGATTATTCCAATACAGAGATGATAAATGGTACAAAGTTGAAGATAGTGACGGTGGTTGGGAAGTTGGACATCACTTGCATCATCAATTTATTAATAATGATGGTGTCGTTAAACTTGAAGATGGTACAACAATCACTGGTAAGGTAAATTTATCAAAAGCAGTGAAACCAAAGGTAGATTAATATGGCGCAGGTAAAACAATCCCATTTTTATGATGAACAAATAAGAAGATATATTCTACAATTTATTAGAATATTCAGTGGGTTCAGTGTAAAAACAGGAAAGAAAATGAATGATGGTACAACTGATTATTATATTCGTGTGCCAGCAAGATATGGTGATATATCAAGAATGGCCGCTACTATCATGAAAGGCAATTCTGAGAATATTGTTAATTCTGCTCCATTTATAGGTTGTTGGATACAAAGTTTGCAACCAGATAGAGCAAGAGTACAAGAACCGTTCTTTAATGATGCTGTAGCAGTCACAGAAAGAAAATTTGATGAAACTACACAAGAATATGTTGATGAACCAGGTAATAGATTTAATGTAAGAAGACTTATGCCTGTTCCTTATCTGTTAAACATGCAAGTTGATGTTTGGACTAGTAATACAGACCAGAAATTACAATTAATGGAACAAATATTAGTTTTATTTAATCCAGCATTAGAGATACAACACAATGATAATCCTGTTGATTGGACTACGATTACTACTGTAGAACTAACAGATATTCAATGGTCAAGTAGAGGTATTCCTGCAGGTATTGAAGACCAAATAGATATTGCTACTATGTTCTTTCAAATACCTATTTGGATTAATCCTCCAGCACAAGTTACTAGACAAAATGTAATTAGAAACATTATACATAACATATATAATTATACTGACTTAGACACATTAGATTATGATCCTGATGCTTTTGAATTCTTTAGTGATTTACAAAAACAATCAAGTGTAATTGTTACACCTGAAAACTTTTCACTAAAGATTACAGAAAACAACGGAAACTATTTATGTCAACCACTAAGAAGTGGTAATTATGAAGACGGTATAAAATGGGAAGATGTTTTAAAATATTATGGAAATTTAGATGATGGCATATCAAGACTTAGACTAAAATATCACGGTAGACTTGATGACCTTAATGCAGATGTTATAGGTACATTAAGTTCTACTACTAATCCTGAGTTCCTATCGTTCACTGTAGATAAAGATACGTTGCCTACAAACACCGTAACCGCAGTAGACAGAGTGATAGATGCCGATAAGGCAAAACCAGGCTTCAACGGTATTCCACAACCAGCAGTAGGTCAAAGATATCTTTCTCTTACATCCGCTACTTCTAGTAGTGTATGGGGATTAGATATTGATATGAATGATATTATTGAATATAACGGTACAGCATGGGTTAAATCATTTGACGCAAGTTCATATGATTTACGTGCTTATGTATCAAATACATTTACTGGTCAACAATTCAAATTTGAAGAAGGTGAATGGTCAGATACATTCCAAGGAATATACGATGCAGGCTATTGGAGACTAGAACTCATACAGTAAAGAAAGTTTGAGAAATGATTAAAGCCGCAGGCGCATGTATAATTGCCAAAGACACAAAAAGAATAATACTTCAACAAAGAGATAAATTTGGCTCTCACCCTAGAAATTGGGGATTTTGGGGAGGCAAAATTGAAGAAAACGAAAATATTTCTCAAGGATTATTGAGAGAAGTTTGTGAAGAATTAAATCTTAACATCAAAAAAGATGTGATTAAGATTTATCCATTAGACCAATACCATTCCAGAAACAAAGACTTTAGTTATTACTCATTTGTTATTGTAGTTAAGAAAGAATTCATTCCTAAACTAAATCATGAGAGTGGTGGTTATGCTTGGATAGAGCATGAATATTTTCCGAAACCATTACACCCAGGCACTCGCCGAACACTATTCAAAAAGAACAAATTAAAAGTTATTAGAGATATTATATCGTCATTATAATTAGTCTCCAAAAATAGTAAATACAGTAGGGAGACACGTGTGGATATTATAGATTTTAAAAAACAAAAATTTATACGTGACTGTATTGAGTTTTTAAAGACAAAAGAAATGTCAGAAGAACTTAAAAAGGTCATCAATACCGCCACACCTGGATATTTAGAGTACCTTAAAAAAGGCGAGAACAGTGATACAGTAAAAGTTATAGAAACTGCTATTACGAAAGTAAGACAACTATCTCAAAAAGAAATAACTTCAAACAGACAAAAAATCAATATAATAGCATTAAGCATATTAGAAAGTCTGGCAACTGACGATACTAGATTTCAAATAAAAGAAGTTACTAGCAGATATAGAGAATCTATAAATCCTGTAAAAGCATTATACTATGATTTACAAGAAATAATGTTCTTATATGATGGTAAACCAAAAAATAAACACCACAAGTTCTTAGTAGAAAAGTTTTCTAAAAAAGATGCATTTGATAATATCATAAATGCAGTAGATAGAGATTTAGAAGATTTAAAAGAATGTAAAACACGTATAAACAATCTAAAAAAAGAACTAGGCTTTTCTAATAGAAGTGAATATCATAAAAAAGTTTTAGATTTATATACAGAAATGAAACAATGGAAAAGATTGTTTACTAAGTTCCCAGAATGGGTTAATGAGAATTATAAAGAAGATAACTCTAGTAGTCTCATTAAAACACTAAAGAAATTCTTCACATAAAAAAAGGGCGCCATAGACGCCCTTCTCTTTTAATTTTAGATAAGATTATTTGCCAACTTTGACTTCTACCATGCCTTCGCCTTCTTCGATTTTATCTTTGATTGCGATACCGACATATGCTGTCATTTTTGGATCATGGTCTTCTTTCCATGCTGTAGCATGACCTTTGTGGTCTGCGGCAACCATAATGTCGCCTTTAGCAACTTTGCCTACTACTTTAACTGGAACACGACCTTGTAATGCGATTGCTGGGTGAGATGCGTTGTCACCTGCGCCTTCGTTCATTAAATATGCTGGTTTCATTGAAACAACACCTGCTAGTTTGTCACATCCGTGACCTTCTGCCGCTGTTACTTCTTTTTCACCGCCAAACATCATTACTGTGCCTTCATCGTATTCTGCATCTGCTTCATAACGTTCTGCAAGGTCGGCATATTTTGCCGTTGTTGCTTCACCGTTGAAACGTGTTGCTGTCATGTCACCACCGTTAGCAGTGATATCACCTGATACTGTAAAGTCACCAGTATATGAACCGTCCATTGCGATTGTTCTGTCTGCACTTAAGTCACCACCGCCTGAAAGACCGTTACCCGCAGTAATAGTAGTTGCGTGTGCCGCCTTTGTAGCAATGTTTGTTGCTGTAGTTGTAGCAAAATTGGCATCATCGCCAAGAGCCGCCGCTAGTTCGTTTAGTGTATCTAATGAACCAGGTGCCGCCGCCACTACTGCATTCGCGGCATCTGTTGCCGCCGTGTCTGCATAAGATTTTGTCGCTATTGTTGACGTATCAACATTGATTTGATTATTTGCATCATCGTATGATAGACCTGTGTTAGCCATACCACCGATTAAGTCTTGTACAACTTCTTGTGCAGTTGAACCAAGAGTTAGACCTGCTTGTACATCTAGTGTACCTGCAACATCGGCGCCGCCGTCTAAATTAGCAGTACCATCAACTTCAATTTGATTTTTGAATTTGATTTTACCACTCATAGTTTTGGCGATTGTTGCACCACCATCACCTTTATCTTGCGATGCAAGAATAGATACGTTACGTTCTAGGTCTGAAATACGTCTTAAATTTGATTTTGTACCAGTGAAGATAATATCATCAGTGGTCATATCGACTGTACCTGTAATCTCTGCAATGTTACCAGTACTGTCATACTTATAACGCTTACCACGTTGAATTTTTGTATTCGTGGAACCGTTATGTCTAAATTTTCTTCCCATCATTGTCTCCTTAAATCGAAAGGTCTTTAGCTGACCTCATGTTCATAATTGAACTGTAGGGGAGATAAACTCCCCTACGTTGTTAAGTTTTATTGCTCGTCCATGTAGACTACTTCTACTTCATCGTCTTCTGCAAGAACGTCTGAGGCAAAAGTTAAGCCTGTTGAAGTAATTGTTACTTCATTTGGTCTCGCCATAATTCTGTTGATATAAACAACAGCATATGGTGAATCATTTATTTCTGATGCAAAATCTACGGCGTCTGAGCCTAAAGAAATTTTACCAGAAGTTAAAGTTGCCCATGTGATTGACTTGCTTGAACCAGTATTATCTGTTTCGTCTTGTGCAGTTGTCTCATACGCATGAGTGTGTTTTTTAGAAGTGTTACCTAACTGTGCATAACGGCCGTCTAGTGATACTGTAACATCTGACTGTGTACCAACTGATAAAGTTAGCGTACCGCCTGAGAATGTTGCACCATCTACGTAGTCGTTGACTTCCGTTTGTGTGTTAGTAACAGTCATAGTACCTGCCGCATCATCATAAGATAATGAGATACCAGTACCTGCTGTCATCATAGCACCAATACGGTCATCTACACGTTCATTTGTGAAGTATAGATTTGTTGAGCCTTCTGATAGGTCGTCTGTATCAGCCGCCGCCATCTTAGTGTCCCAACGTGCAGTTGTATAATAAAGATTTGTTGAACCTTCAGATAGGTCATCTGTATCTTTTGCTGTAAAGCCTGCATCTACTCTCGCATCTGCTCTTGCATTTGTATAGTAAAGATTTGTTGAACCTTCTGTGACATCATCTGTGTCACCTGATAGTTCTGATAAAGCATCTTTGCCTTGAACTGCTGATGTAACATATGCCTGTGTTGCATAACTGTTATTTGTTAAGTAAGTGTTAACTCTTGTATCTGTGTAGAACAAGTTAGCTGTACCTTCAGATATATCATCTGAGTCAGCCGCCGCAATTCTGGCATCCGCTCTTGCATCTGTATAATAAAGATTTGTAGTACCTTCTGTTAGGTCATCCGTGTCTTTAGTTCCCAGTCTTGTATCCCAACGAGCATTTGTATAGTAAAGGTTTGTTGAACCTTCAGCTAGGTCATCTGTATCTGATGATGCTAGACCTTGTGTTGAGATAACACCTGTTGATGAGTCGTAAGTTAAGTCGCCTGATACTGAGATTGCATCTCTAACTCTTTGGGTTGTATGATATTGATTAGATGTACCTTCTGTTAGGTCATCTGTATCAAGACCTGTTAGAGCCGCTACTGTATCTGCTTGACCTGTAACATCACCTGTTAAGTTACCGATAAATGAACCTGATGAGTATAGGTCTTCTGCACCTACTGACCATCTGTCATTTGATTCGTCCCATAATAGTTGAACATTTAGGTCATCACCACGTTCAATTTCTATACCACCAGAAGCTGTAGCATTACCTGTTGCATCTGAGTTTAGAAGCAGAATATTGTCTGCTAAATTGATTTGTGATGTATTAATTGTTGTTGTAGTACCTGAAACTGTTAGGTTACCACCGATAGTCGCATTACCTGATGTAGTTAATGTCGTACCTGAGATAGCCGCCGTACCTGCACCAATGCCTGTTGTGATTGCACCATCAACATAATTTTTGTTAGCCGCGTCTGTGCCAGATACTGGAGTAGCAACTTCTTTAAGTAGGTTTGAGTTCATATCAATATGGTCACCAACTTGAATATCACCTGATGATGTGTTAATTTCACCATCGATTGCGATACCATTTGCTGATTGTATTTGAAGTGTACCTGTTCCTGATGTTGCAACTTTTAAGTTCTGGTCTTGTGTTGTTGAAATTTGAATTGTTCCAGAGTCATCGTCAATAACTTTTTTACCATTCACATAAAGTGAACCTGGACCAACGTAGATATCACGCCACATCATTGTGGATGAACCTAAGTCGTAAGTTATGTTAGCCGCTGGAATAATGTGACCTGTCATGTCTAGGTCACCAGTAATTGCCGCACCACCTGAAAGTGTTGCCGCATTAGTAACTGCTAGTGTACCGCCTATTGTAACATTCGATGAGAATGAACCTGTAGATGAAGTTGCCGAAGCACCTTCTCTCATTAGAGGGTAACCACCAGTTGTTGAACCATCGTGTACTACAAGAGTTTTCTTGTCTGTATCGACTGTAACTTCACCAAGTAGGCCAGTAAATGATGAATGTTGTGTCGTTGTGCCACGACGGAATTGGATTGCATATGCCGCCATTGTATTTTCTCCCGTCTATAAAAAAATCGATTTCATTTATAAACTATGCCGTATCTGTAACAGCATAATCTAGTGTTATTTATCGTATTTCTCTGTTTAGACTATGTTTGTATTTAATTTTTAGATAATTACAACTTCAATAACTTTTGCACCTTCAGACATGTCTTGTGTCAAAGATTTTGCAAAAACCGAGCCTGCTGTAGTCAAATTACCGCCTACACTTCTTGCATAACCCGGAGTATCAGAAGTAACTAATAAGTCGCCTTTTGCTACTGGTCCAATAACTTTACACGGTACTCTGCCACGTAAAGCCAGATAAGGATGTGTTTTATCATCACCTGCTGATGAATTTAACTTTAATCCCGGATCTGTAGATATAACACCAGCTACTCTATAATCTGTATTTACATCTGTCGTTGTTATTTCTTTTTCCCCACCAAATATAACTACTGTTCCAGGCTCATATTCTGCATCTGTTTCATATCTTTCAGCCAAATCAGCATATGTTGCCTCTACTGTATGACCATATATTGTTTTCCATTGATAATTTGGAGAACCTATATCATATGTGTTATCTTGTGATGGCCACATACCGCCTGTTTGATTTGCAAGATATGTTTTTACTCTATTGTCTGAATAATAGTGATTATTACTGCCTTCAACTAGATTATCAGTAGTTGCACCAAGAATATTACCTGTAATTCTAACATCACCATTTTGATTGATATTAAATATAGAATTTGATTGGTTTATAGTATGTGTGTCTGGATTTTTCTTTGCATAGAATCCAAAGTATGATGTTGATCCTGCATTATTAGGGTCAACAAAAAAGTTCATGTTTGATACAGCGTTAAAAGCCATACCATGAGATCCATCACTTGCTAAATCATAATTTACTTTAATGTAGTTGTCATTTTCTGTAGTATAAATCTTAAA